CATCAAATGGTTCAAATGGTATTCTAAAAATCAATAACTTAGCAATGTGGAATTCTGGAAAAAAGAAGCCTATATCATTGCAGAGAAAGTCACTGGTGGAAATCCCATATACAGAGACCTGGTCAGTCACATCTATTTATTGGTGTATGACATTGACATCCCAGCCAAAGATCTTCCAAGATTATTTGCAAGATATGCATACAATCAATATAACTGGAGGGACAGTCAGTTCAACAAGCAATACCGACTTAATGATCCTCTTCCAGAGCTCGACAATAAAGAAGCAGATCAAGAATACCATGAGACAGAGATGCAACTCTTTCTTGACTCGTATATGGAGAAATCTCCTGATGATGATCAAGAGCTTTTTACAAAGGAAATCACAAAGATGCATCTGATGGGGATGACATACAGAGAGATAAGAAACGAGACAGGCATAAGTCTTGACACTATTCACTTAGCAATTAAACAATTCAAAAATGATTTATTTATTACTTATAACCATTCCAATAGGGATTGCCAGAGCTCTCCAGAGTTTCAATCTCCCGGATTACAAGCCATTTAATTGTCAAAGCTGTCTATCTTTTTGGATAGCTGTGATTGGCTCTTGTGTCATTGATTACAATCTGGTTGGAATGGCTTTCTTGACTTATCTATTGTCTGACTTAATTCTAATCTATGAAAGTAAGTAAGGAACTCCAGGAACAAGTTGAAAGATTTAGCAAGACAAGATCCTTTGGTCTCAATGCTCCATTGAAAAAAGAGCTCGCTGATTGGTACAAAGTTGCTGGTCATGGCAAGCTCAACATTGGATGTGCAACATGCATCAGAAATGCAATGAGCAAGCTACTCACATCAATCAATGAAGGTGAGCATCTCAAGCCAAGAATTCATTTTATAGGAGTTAAACAATGAAACTGACTGCACCAATACCAGTATTTGGTAGATTTCCTCTTGTTAGATTAACTATCTCAAGACTTATGAGGCAAGGAGTCATTCCGATAATTATGGGACATGAGAGAGAAGCTCTTGATATTGCCAAAGAATTCAATGTTGAGTTCATATCAATTAGCAATGATCCTCTTGGCACAAAATGGAATGCTGGATTTCAATCATCAAAGAACTATCAAGCTGATGGTGTCATGTTCATGGGATCATCTGACTGGTGTAGTGATGACTATGTTGACTCAGTGAGATTGCATCTGAATGATTTTGGAATGCTTGGAATGCTTGGCTGTCACTTTGCTGATGTGGCTGATGAGATTAGACTGGTGCATTGGAAAGGCTACATCGATCACATGAGAAAGAATGAGCCAATAGGAATTGGAAGAGTGTTGAGAGCTGATTTCCTTCAAAGAATTCATTGGTCACCATTTGACCAAAGGCTGTCATCTGGACTTGATTGGTCAATGTGGCTCAAGGCTATGAGAACAAATCAAGAGATTGGCATCCTTCCAGATGATGGACAGATTAAGTTGCTATCAATCTCAACAAACAAATGGATTAATAAACATAAGTTTACTGATCACTGGACTGGATCTCTCAAGTCAGATAGATGCGATATCAGTCTTATTGATAATGGATTCAGTGAATTAAAAGAACTACTATAATGCAAGCACATATCTCAGAATCACTTGCTGGACTTGACAAAGGACTCATTGAGAAGTTCAACTTAACACCATACCAGGTTGCAACTTGGGACACTGTATTCATGGGCATGTACAGAGAAGAGGACTTGACTACTCTTGCAACACATCTCGGAGCCAGCACAATTGTCTGGTTCGGATCAGATGCCAAAGACCTTCCAGATGATTGGGCAAAATTTGTCCAAGACTCAGTTAACATTGCTGTCAGTCATCAAGTACTTGAGACTCTTGCATCCAAAGGCATTGAGGCAATCTGGTGTCCAATCAATGCAGTCATCCCTCATCATTGGCCATTGGTGCCTAATGGTGACAAGATATTCTGGTATTCTGGAAATGCTCCAGAGTATTATGGTCAGGAGCTTATCAACGAAATCAAAGAACGTATCAACATCCCTATCATAAGAGCTGGTCATGATACCTTCACCAAAGAACAACTTGTGGATGTATACTCTCAATGCTTTCTCAATCTCAGATTGACTCCACATGATGGTTGTCCAAACACAAACATTGAAATGGGATTGATGGGAAAGAGATCAATTTACAATGGTGATCTTCCAGCATCTATTCCATGGCAGTCAGTGGATGATATCTGCCAATCAATCATGAGAGAGTATTCAACTCGACATGTTGATAATGTGTATATTAGTAATATTTATCATAACTTTGTGAACTATGAAAGAATGTCAACGCTGTTTATTTAATGAGACCATTGCCGCAATTGGTTCAGAACAATGTGAATACTGTGATCTTCATGATGAGCTTGAGAGACAAGCTAATCCTCATGAACTTAAGCATATCATTAAAGAGATTAAAAAGAAAGGCAGAGATAAGACCTATGATTGTATCATGGGGATTAGTGGAGGAATTGACTCATCAACTTTATTATTTGCAGCTGTCAAGCATTGGGGATTGAGACCATTGGTCATCCATTTCGATAATCACTGGAATGCTCCTGAAGCTGTTCACAATATGAGTCAGCTTGTCAAGTTACTTGGTGTTGACTCAATCACATACACAGTGAACAAAGAGGAATATGATAGACTCAATGATGCATTTCTTTGGGCTGGTGTTCCGGATGCTGATATTCCTAATGACATTGCAATGACAAAACTGATGTATGATACTGCATTCAAGTACAACATCAAGTATATTCTCAATGGTCATGATTTCAGAACTGAAGGCTCAACTCCAAAAGGATGGACATATATGGATGCTAAGTACATTCAATCAGTTTACAATAAATATTCTGGACTCAGACTTCAAAATTATCCTCTATTCACTTTCAAGGATCAGCTGTTCTATGCTGCAATGGGTATCAAGAATGTGAGACCTTTTCACTATGGATTTGATAGAGAAACAATGGAGGCTGAAATGAAGAGATTAATCAACTGGCAAGATTATGGTGGCAAGCATTGCGAGAATGTTTACACTGAGTTTGTTGGTTCCTTCCTCCTTCCAGAGAAGTTTGGAATTGATAAGCGGATTGTTTACCTTTCAGCTCAAGTGAGAAGTGGAAAGCTAACCAAGGAGCAAGCAAGAGAACAATTCAATATCAAGTCTGAATTCGATATCACAAAGCTTGGCTCCAGTGCTGAGAGAATGCTCAGACTGGTGAACATCAGAAAGAGAGACCGGTCAGAGTTTGATAAGTATGACTTTAAGAAATATAGAATCATCCTTTGGTTATTAACCAAGATGAAAGTATTACCATATACATTCTATGTTAAGTATTGTAAATAATCGAACAAAGTAATATATTAAGAACAATGGCATATTCCGATGAGTTTATAAAACATCTGGAAGAGCTTGCTCATTTATATATTGAGGAATGTCTCAACCATAAGAAAGAAATGATATCTAATAAAGGAGATATTGTATTGGTATTGGATAGACATATTCCAACAATAGATTATTTTCTTAGAATTTGGATTCCTATTGTGAGAAAAGATAAGACTATTCATAGAGATACTTACTATACTTGGTTGAATTCAGATGATAAACTCAAATCCGACACTATCAAAAAAATAGATGACCTATTCAAAGGGCTTGCCATTGACATTGTTGGCAATGAAGGCAAGGGGATATTCTATGCTAAGAACAGACTTGGCATGCATGATCGCCAGCAGCTTGAGACTAAGAATGTAGAGAAGTTTGACTTTGAATGAGTACAGTCAAAGGTTATAAACCACATGACAATCAGAGAATAATTCATGATGCCATCAACCATGGTCATGAGAAATACTTTGCTCTCAACATTGGTAGGCAGTTCGGCAAGACCATGCTTGGTATCAACCAATTGCTTTGGTGGGCAATCAATGATAAAGGTTGCAAGATTGCTTGGGTAACTCCAGTATATAAGCAAGGCAAGAAAGTATTCTCAGAGATGGAGAGAGCAACCTCAGCGAGTGGACTATTCTCTTTCAATAGGTCAGACTTGATGATCACTGGCTTCGGCTCATCCATTGAGTTCTTTTCAGGTGAGAGACCAGACAATATCCGAGGCAATACCTTTGATTACATGGTTGTGGATGAGATGGCATTCACAAGACCAGAGCTGTGGGATGAGGTCTTGAGTGCAACTGTCCTGGTGAAAGGCAAGAAGATCATCTTTATCTCAACACCGAAAGGAAAGAACCATTTCCACAGGTTATGCATGCAACCTAATTATGATGATCGTTATGCTTACTTTCATTTCACATCCTATGACAATCCGATGATTGACCCAAGGGAGTTGGATGAGAGAAAGCGGTCACTGCCAGATTATGTGTTCCGGCAAGAGTACTTGGCTGAGTTCATTGACAATGCCAGTGGTATATTCAAGAATGTTCAAGATTGCATTGGTACAGGATCTAAGACAGCCAAGATGTATGGTGGCCTTGACATTGGTCGAGCTGATGACTACACTGTATTAACTATCATCAACCAAGATGGTCAGATGGTTGCAGCTCACAGATGGAGGCATGATGAGTGGACTAAGATAATTGAGAAGGTTGCAACCATCATCAAGCAATACAATGCAACCACATTGGTGGAGGTCAACAACCAAGGTGATGTATTCTTTGAGATGCTATCAACCAGGTGCAAGAATATGATCCATCCATTTGTAACAACATCCAAGACCAAGCCAATTATCATTGAGGATATTGCTGTTGCATTTGAGCAATCGGCAATCTCAATTATCAATGAGCAATGGTTGATTGATGAGCTTGAGAATTTTAGTTATATTTACAATCCGAATACAAGGTCAGTGACTTATTCAGCTCCATCTGGTTTACATGATGATGGTGTGATATCAACGGCCTTGGCTTGGAACTCCAGGAAGGAATATGCTAACCGAGGAAGATATATGGCTTTGAGAGTATGAAACAACTTGAAATAAAATTACCAACAGCAATAAGTGATTGCACACCAGAACAGATGACTCGCTGGCTGATGATGGCTGATGCAATGAAGGACAATAAGGATGACATCACACAGTTCTTAATCTTCCAATGTCAGTTGCTGAGTCTATTCAGTGGAGAGTCAATCAACAAGATCAAGAGAGCTGATGTTGACTCAATCCAAGATGCATCAACTCATATGCTCAAGCTGTTGACATCCTATCAATACCAGGAGCCAAAGGAATACATCACTATTGAAGGCCAGGAATATAGACTGGAGAAAAACTTTGGTCATGTATCAACTGGTCAGATCATTGACTTGAAACTGATTGAAGATATCAGCCAGGATCCATGTCAAGCATTGGCAATCATGTATGTTGAGAAAGGTATGGAATATTGCCAGGAGGATGACAGAGGAAGGACTCTCAATCCTAATGATAAAAGGTACAACATATTCAAAGAACATTTTCCAGGTGATGAATTTCTAAATTTCTTCAGTTTTTTTTTAGACTTATCCGAGAAGCGGAGGCTCGCTATCTTGGGAATTCAGATGGCGAGACAGAGGATGGAGATGATGAAGGTGGAGCAAGACCTGAAGATTCAGAGTGGTTTAATTGGACAACTATCATACATAGACTATCCAAAGAGATGGGAGTCAGTGTGGACAAAGTTACACAACAGCCTTATGTGAAAACTTTATTCTGGATGAACTACTTTAAGCTGTGTGATGAAAAAGAACATAAACGCATATTAAGTAATGGCAGACTTTGATTTTCTTGAGGACTTTGGAATCTCAGCCAGCGAGGCAGAGCAACCAAAGAATGTCTATGATAAATTCATAATTGAACTTTCCAACAAGCTTGCTGAGGAGTTTAGAAATTACACAAAGAAAGTTGCTCAGAATACTGGAGCATTGGCGGCCTCAATCATTCCGGTACCAACTGGTAAGCTATCATTCAGACTTGATGCTGATGATTACTTTCCATTTGTGGATCAAGGAGTGAATGCTGTTGGTACCAATAATTATGCGAGTCAATTCTCATTCAGATATCCTGGAGTCAGTCACAACATGGCAACAGCTATCAGCCAATGGAAAGGACTTGACATGTCGCATGCTTATGCTGTGGCATCAAACATTAAACAAAGAGGATTGAGACCAAAGAAGATTACTCAGAATGTAATCAATAACGATGTGTTGAATAGGATAGCTCTTGACTTGGCAGAGGTCACTGGTTTAATGTTTGAAATTACATTCGATAAAAATACAGAAACATGGCGGTAAGTATATATGATGAACCACAACTAATTGCACCAGCTGGCAATCCATTGGTGTTCACCTTTGATAGTACAGAAACGGCACAGCCTAACTTTTCATTTATTGTTGAGGTTTATATTGACAGCCAATTGAGATTGACTCAAGAGGTATATCGGCAATTTAATACTCTTGCAAGAATAGATGTCTCTGAGGCAGTTCAGAGTTCATTGATTAACATGCCAATCACAACATCAATTGAATATGATGCAACTGCATCAATGGTTACATATGCTATCATTGTTTATGAAAAATATGGAGCAACTCCGACAATTCAAAATAGTCAAACAAGCTCAACATTAAAAGCATTCAATGGAGCTTTGGAATATCGTGACTGGGTAAATTGGGATTACACTGAGTATGATCCTAACTTAACTCAATCAGCTTTATTCTTGACTTATTTCCCGAGATCAAAAAGAGCTTTGTGTGGAATGGATGAGAATTTTTATCTTGGTTATTTTGAACAGACAGGTTCAGCTGGTGTGACATTAGCTTGTGAGCTTTATGATATTCAAGGCAATGTGATTGCATCTGATTTCTCAATACCACTAACATCAACTGATTTTAATATTCTTAATGTTGGGCCACAGGTCATCATTGCGAATTCAACAATAACTCAAGTTGATTTTGATGATTGTTATAAATATTTCGTTTATGTTGATGTTGCTGGAATATCAAGCACAGAAACTTTTTGGATATACATGGATCTTGAATGCAAGAGATATGATACTTATCGACTTCATTGGTTGAATAAGTTTGGAATCTTTGACTCATTCACATTTAGTCTTGTATCAACACAAGCTGCAACATTGCAAAGTTATGGCTACCAAAGAGATCCAGGTGAATGGAATAATACCAGTTATGTCTATGATGTTAATGTTGGTCAAATGATTAACTTTGCTAAGACAAAAACTGAGACATTGACATTGAACTCTGATTGGATTAATCAAGATGTTCAACAATGGTTGGTTAAGTCACTATATGACTCACCAGTTGTTTATCTTGAGGTTGAGAATGGTACTGCATTTGAGCAAGTAAAAGTCACTAATTCAAACTATCAATTAAAGACCAGGAGGAGAGATGGCTTAATTCAAGAGACAGTTAACATAGATAGATCATTCACATATAGATCACAATTGAACTAATGGCTGGAGAATTATTTATTAATGGTCGTTTGGTTGACATCAACCAGGATGCTCCATTTCCTTTGACATTCAACATCAATGATATCAAGGATTTGAATGCAAGGAAGGGCAACAAGTCAAAGACAATCACATTGCCGGGAACAAAGAACAACACAGCTTTGATGCTAAGTGTATTTACCTTGGCAGCAACCGAGAATATCTCGGCAACTGATTCTGATTTTGTTGACTTTGATCCATCCATAAAGGCAGAGGCACAATACTATCAGAATGGATTGCTTGAGTTCAATGGTGTAGCTCAGTTGATGAGTTGTAAGTTACTCAATGGGATATGGTCATTTGATATCACATTAGTCAGTGACACAATAGACTACATTTCAAGGCTTGCCAAGATTAAGGTCAATGAGCTTGGCTTCTCAGAGTACAATCATGCTCTGACATATGCCAACCAACAAGATACATGGAATGGCATCATCCAATTGAATGGATCACCATCCAGCAATCAAGACTCACAAGGGTGGACAGGTCAGGGGTATTACTACGGCTTGATTGATTACGGGTTCACACGTCCAGCACCATCCACCTTTGGAGTTGAACATATTCCTCCACAGGTATTCTGTTATGAAATATTAGAGAAGGCATTCAATTATTGTGGCATCACATGGTCAAGTAACTTTCTTGAGAGTCAATTATTTAAAAAGCTGTTGATGGCATATCCTGGAGGGGACTTGCCAACTATCACACAAGCACAATCTGACTATGACTCATTGTTCACAACAGAGGACAACAATACTGGTGGCTATTTATTCAATGGCTCATTCATAAGCTATATTGATCCAGAGGGACCAGGAGGATATATCAATACATTTGACCAGCAATTTGCTGACAACTATGATTGCACAGTTACTCAAGACAATTTGAGTCAAGCACAATTAACTGATCCATTGAAATTTGTAGCAGCAAGTGAAGGATTATTCAATGTTAATTATCATGGTGATCATGATGTTGACATCACCATTGCTGGAAATGGATCTGGAGCATACACAATCAATGGAGCTTATTCTGTCAGAATATTTATTTACAAAAATAATATACCAATGTCTCAGGATGTTGTTTATTCTGGGAGCATAACTGGAGCCACAACATCATTGACATTCACATTTGATTATTCAAGGCAGTTCAATCTATTAATCAATGACCAGATCACAATCAAGCTTGGTTTGTTTATAAACAACACAACCATTCAGAGATTGAATATAACCAATGCAACAACAACATATCAAATACAGAGCAACATAGCTGAGCTTGACATAATTAAACAACAACAAACATTGACAGCTGGCGGTACAGTATTGCTTGATGCATTCTTGCCTGATATGACATGTGATGTGTTTTTCAAAGGCCTTGTCACTGCATTCAATTTATTTGTCAAGCCATCAGTTGCTGATCCAACCATTCTTGAGATTGAGCCATTGTCTGATTTTTACAATGCCAGCGGTGATGCTATTGATTGGAGTGCAAAACTGGATAGAGGCAAGGAGATCACCATTGAGCCAACCATAAATTTCAGTTCAAAGAATTACAGATTTAACTTTGAGCAAGAGGATGACTATTGGAATACGCGTTACTTTGAAGATGTCCAGGAACAATATGGCTCATTCATAGTTGAGAGCCAAAGTCAATTTGCCACAAGTGATACTCAGTTCAAGTTGCCATTCAGCCAAAAATTATTGGTTCGTATTCCAGAGGACTCACCAACATCATTCACTGACTTAATTGTGCCAAGATCATTCCAAGTTAAGTTTGATGAGGATGGCAATGGCACAGTTGAAAAGAAAAAAGGCAAGCCATTCCTGGTGCAATTGGGAGGATTAAGAACTGGAGCATGGGTACATAGAGATGAGGATGGTATATTAAACAATGAGACTGACTATCCTTATGTTGGACATCTTAACAGCCTTGACTCACCGACATTTGACTTTAATTTCGGGGTTCCTAATTATGTATTCTGGACCACAACAAACTATCCAACAAACAACTTGTTTTTATATCATGAAAAGTTTATCAAGGAATTGATATCAAGATATGGAAAGCAAGTGACATGTTCAGTGATGTTGAGACCATCAGACATCAATAGTCTTGATTTTAGAAACTTAATTAATATTGATGGTGTTGTTTATCGCTTGCTAAAAGTTAATGATTATCAGAGTGGGAAGAATACATCCACAGTTGTCGAACTAATCCGCATAATAGAAGGAGAGGGAATTCAAACAACAGTTGTTATTCCACCATATGATCCATTTAGTGATCCTCTTGTAAGGTACACATCTGATGATGAGATTAGAATAACAGATGATGGTCAAATAAGAATTATAAATTCATAAAAATGGGAATAAAAATACAAGACATAACATCCAAGAGTGCTAAGATTGCAAGCACAGATTTGATTGAGATAGCTCAAGTAAGTGGAGCAACATATGTCTCAAGGAAAGTGACTGGATCTGAGATCAATGAATTAAGTCTTGATACTACTCCACAACTTGGTGGAAGCCTTGATGTTAATGGTAACGCAATTACAAGTGCATCAAATGGAAATATAAAAATAGAGCCTAATGGAACTGGCTCAGTTTTAATAGGTGGTAACGATACACAACCGAGTGAATTAAGGTTCATGGAGTTGCAATCAAACGGAACGAGCTACATAGGATTAAAGGCTCCAACAGATGTAACAACATCAAAAACATATACACTACCAACGGCAGATGGAACTGATGGACAAGTATTGACAACGAATGGAAGCGGTGTTTTATCTTGGCGTTCTGAATTTGATTTCAAATGGACTTTAGAATTTATGAGCGGTGTTTTGACTGGTGATATTTATTTAAACAAATCTTGTGCAATTGCTTCAGTTACAAATATTGTAAATTCACCAACAACTACAATACAAAAAAACGGATCTGCATATACTTTAGGGGGTTCAATTGTTTCTGGTGACAAAATTACAGTAACTGTTTCAACTGCTTCAGTAATTGACTTAAATTTCACAGTGTAATGAATAGAGATTATTATACAAGATTTGTTTCAACTGGTGGAGCTTCAATAAGCACAGCTAAATTAATGAAGACCAATCAAACGACTTCATATAGGACAGGTGACGATGGAGATATCGAAGCTGGTAGGGCAACTGATTTTTTTACACTTGCTGAAAACAATCCATTTGGGAATACGAATAGATTCACAGATGAATTAGGCGGTCAAACATATACAAATGATATTGTAATTGATTGGTCAACTTATAATGGCTCGACTGTTTTAGGTTGGAGAAGAACTTCGAACGGAATAGATATAAACTGGAATAATGCAATCGATGGAGCCTTAGCAGTTAGCATAGGAAGTTTTACAACTGGTTGGAGATTACCAAACATTCAGGAGTTATTTAGTTTAGCTAATTGGGCAGTAGATAATATACTTAATTATTCACCTATTAATTTAGGTACATCAACTTTTGCATATTGGAGTGGTACAACAAGAGTTGGTTCAACAGGCTCAGCACATAGAATGTTTAATGCACAAACTAACGTAATAGCTTCAGCTACTAAAATAACAACCGCATCTACAAGATACATCCCTTGTAGAGTATTCACAGTAACAGGAACAACATTAACATAATATGGCAACTTATAAATTTCCACAATTCAATGTAGAGATAGTTAATCCAACTATTGAAATTGATTTAAACACGATACAAGACCAAGCTATTAACAAGCTATTAGCTGTTGATGTATTGTTAACAACCGATACGGCTAAATTTGGAGTTATTGCTTCTGATATGCCTTATGTATATTCTTGGGATGATGATGATATTCCATTAATGGTTGACAAATGGATTAAACAATTTGAGGTCTAATGGCAGAAAAAACAGCAGTATTTTCACTGAAGGTTGACACTGGTAAAAGTGTTCAAGAGCTTGAGAAACTTGATCATGAGCTGAAGGAAATTGATAAAGCTCTGGAGGGAACAGCAAGAGAGTTTGATAAAAATGCAACCTATGCTCAGAGATATGGTGAGGAGTTGCAGCCCTTAACCGCAAGAATGGGAGAGGCTGAGGATAGGCTCTATGAATTAGCTGTTGCTGGACAACAAGCGAGCAGCGAATATCAAGAACTATTAAGCACTGTTGCAAAATATAAAAGAACTCAGATGGAGACAGATTTGATTGTTGATCAAGCATCAGCAACAATGTCTCAAAAATTAGTTGGAGCTGTAACACTTAGTGCTGGAGCATTCCAAGGAGTTCAGAGCTCAATTGCCATATTTGGTGTTGAGAATGAGAAAGTCACTGAGACAATGATTAAGCTTCAGGCTGCACAAGGTCTTGTCAATAGTGTTATGATTGTTCAAGATGAATTAAGAAAAAAGAATATCATCTCATCAACCATAATGAATGGTGTTGAGAAAGCTAAGCAATTTATCTTGACTGGATCTATTGCACCGGCATTGGCTGGGGTTGCTGCAACTGAGGCTCAGACCACAGCTAATGTTTCTCTTGCTGCATCAACAACTGGAGCAACAACAGCAATGAAATTATTCAGACTTGCATTGATTACCACAGGTATTGGAGCTCTTATTGTTGGTCTTGGATTGCTTATTGCTAATTGGGATAAAGTTACTGAATCAGTTAGGAATTCGATTAAATGGTTTGACAAACTTGGTCCAGTTGCAAAAATATTAGTTGGTATATTGGTTCCAATCATAAACGTGTTTAAAGCTATTGTCTCAGCATTGGAATACTTTGGTGTTGTTGATGATGAGATGACAGCCAAGATGAAGAAAAATGCCAAGGAAAGAACTGAGGCAACTGAAAAGGAATTGAACAAAAAGATATCAGCTGAGAAACAAAAAGCCAAGGCCGTTGATGACAATTATTCCTTTGAAATTAGAAAATCACAAGCTGCCGGCAAGACTACTGAGGAAATGGAGGAGAAAAAACTCCTGGCCGCATTGAAATCTGGAAGAGCCATTCTTGAAATGCAAAAGCAAAAGATTGCAGCATATGAGGATGAGATTAAGCTACAAAAGTCACTTAAAAATGTTGATGAGGAAAGAGTCAAAAGTCTTGAGAAAACATTGAAAGATGTTAAGAAAAATAAAGATGAACAATACAAAGAGAATGTTAAGCTTAAGCAAGATCTTGATGTTCTAAGAATTGAGCAAGACAAAGCTGAGGATGATGCAGCCAAGGCAGCTGCTGACAAAGCAAGAGCAAGAGCTGAGAAGAGAAGAGAAGATGCAAAGAAAGAGGCTGAGAGATTGGCTGAGATAGAACGCAAAGCAAATGAGGAAAGAATAAAAATAGAGGATGAGCAATTCCAATTGAGTCTTGACTTGATGGCTGAGAATCAAGAGAAAGAACTTTTGATGTCTACAATCAAGTATGACAAGATGAGGGATCAAGCTCATGGAGATGCTAATCTTTTACATCAGATAGCAGTGCAAGAAGGTGCTGAAAGAATAGCTATTGTCAACAAGTACAATAAAATGGAACTTGATAAGATAGCTGAAAATGAAGCTAAGAAAAGAGAGCTTAGAAATAAGTTTGTCAGATTCATGAATTCCGATATGGAGAATGAATTGCTTGATCTTGAGGAATGGTATAAACAGCAAGATATAATCAATACACAAGCATCTTTGGATGAGGAGGAGCAATATGATGCCAGGTTAAAACTGGATGAGGAATATCGTAAAAAGAAAGCTGAGATTGATGATAAATATGCTGACATTGCCAAGCAAAATGAAATCAAGGCAAGAGAGGAGCAACTTAAGGGAGTAACGGCTGCAATTGAAGGAGCTCAGAAAGGATTGGATGAGCTTAATAAGATTAATGCTCTTGTTAATGAGATAGATCAAGCAAGACTCAACTCAATTGCTAAGAATAGAGATGAGGATCTTGCCAATCTTGATGCTAACTTAGAAGCACAGCTCAAGCAACAAGGATTAACAGCGGAGCAAAAAACTAAGATTGAGGAAAGCTTTGAGAAACAAAAATATCAAATACAGCTTAAGGCTTTCAATGAGGAGGAGAAAATTAAGAAGGCACAATTTGCCAGAGACAAAGCATTGAGACTTGCTCAGATTGCCATTGACACAGCCAGTGCAATTGTCAAAGGGATTGCTCAATTTGGCCCACCTCCATCACCAGCTGGTATTGCTGCAATTGCATCAGCATCATTGATTGGTATCACACAAGCATTGGCAGTGATGAACCAAAAGTATCAAGCTGGATCAGCTCCAACTCCTCCACAACTTAGTGCTGGTGGAGGTGCAACAGCTGGAGCAGCATCAAGCGAATTCACAGCCAACACACAAGCTCAGACAACTAATCTCAATCAGCTTGGTCAAGGTCAACAGCAAGGTCAAACAAGTACACAAGTATTTGTCTTGGAATCTGATATCACCAATACACAAAATAAGGTTGAACTCCAGGAGGCTAAGAGTACTTTTTAATCCAATCAACACAAGTCTTATTCCAGAAAGCATCTCCAGTTGAGAAGCATCCCTGGATGGATATATATTCCTGAGCTTTGGCAATAGATGGAACAGATATCTTGCAATTGAATCCATCCTTTGAGGGCACCTGGTACACGTTACAATAGATTGACTTGATGAAGTGATTATCATCTTGCCAGTTGATATTGTCGAATAGATCAATCAGCTTTTTGCTGTTCATCATCACTGGTGTATGTGTCTCATAATTATAAGCTGTGAACTTATTAAATTTTAAGAATTCCAAAGTATTGTGTTGAGCTATTTGAGTATGTGATGGATGTTCATGATTGAGAATCATTGATCCCATCTTGATGGCCACATGCGGTTGCCAAAACTTAGTGACAAAGAAATCTTTATTCATGTATATGAAATCTCCACCAATCTCTTTGGCAAAGGTTAGAATTCTATTGGTCACATCAACTCCTCTGATATTTTTGAACTGAGTGCAAGGTATATTGTTGACTCCATTGACAGCTTTGCCAATAGTCCATATCTGAGCATCAGGAAATGCCAACCTCACAAAATTAATTGATTGGTTGATTTCAAAATCAGACTCAGCCTTGCTGTGATATGGATAAACGAAATTCATTTCGAACAAAATTACATAATAATATATGATTAGAGAACTACCTCTGTATGATATTATCATTGACCTGGATGATCCAGAGACAACAGTATCATTCAATTCATTAGTTGCCAATCCAGCACATGAGAAATCCTTCCAAACTTTCTCTAAAAAAGTTACTTATCAATTCAATGATGAGGAGCAAGTCATCACTGGAGTTGCTATATCTGCGAACACACCCATATTCAGAAGGGATCCTGATACTGGTGAGGAATATTATGTGAACTTTTCACCAGCTGCAATCAAGGATATTGTCTTTGATTATGCAAGGAGAGAGAATTTCAATAATGTCAATATTGAGCATAATAGCAAGAGAGTGATTGATGGAATATATATGATCATGAGCTACATAATTGATGAGGCAAAAGGATTTACGGCTCCTGAAAGATTTAAAGATGAGAATGATGGCTCTTGGATTGTGAGCTACAAAGTAACAAACAAGGATGTCTATGATGCTGCCAAGGCTGGCATGTTCACTGGCTTCTCAATTGAGGGAGTGTTCCAATTGCTTGAGACTGGAAAAGGATGGGAGCATGAATTCACGGCCATATATCAAGAGCTTAAAAAGGTGCAGGAATATATCACATTTTACAATGATTATCCAGAGGCTGTGAGCAACAATGCCAAGAAAGGAATTGAGCTCAATCAAAAGTATGGAAATAAATGTGCCACAAGAGTGGGGAGGTTGAGAGCAACAACTTTGGCTAATCGTCAGACTGTCTCAGTTGCTGTGATCAAAAGAATGTATTCATATCTATCAAGAGCTGAGGAATATTACAATCCGGATGACCAATCCGAATGTGGGACAATCTCTTATCTGTTATGGGGAGGACTTGCTGCAAAGAGATGGTCAGAGGCTAAGCTTAAAGAATTAGGGATTTTCGAACAATAAATTATAATAAACATGAACAAAGAATTGCAAACGATTAAGGAATTGATTGCTGAAATGAAAGCACAATTCTCTAAGTCAGTTGACACATTTGAACAGGCAACTCTTGCTGATGGAACAACCATAGTTGAATATGATGCTCTTGAGGTAGGAATGCCAGTTTTTGTTGTTGCTGATGGTGAAAGAATTCCAGCTCCTGAAGGAACTCATGCTCTATCTGGTGAGCTTGCTGGTGTCTCAATAGTGGTTAACGCTGAAGGAGTCATCACTGAGATCATTGATGAAAGAGAAAATGAAGGTGCCGGTGAGGTAGCTGTTGAAGAGACAAGCTCAGACTTTCAGGCTATCTCTGCTGATATGATGCCACAAGTTTTGGAGGATGTTACAGAGGTGATTGCTGAGAAGTTAGGACTTGATATGGGAGTTGCTTATGATGTTGCAACTGCTGTAATCGCTAAAATAAATGAGGACACTGCAATGCCAGTTGAGCAATCAATGAGTGCTGAGCAAGTTGAGTCAATAGTTAATGCAAAGCTTGAGGCATTCTCTAAGGCTGTCGAAGGATTAGGAGAAATGACCAAAGCTATTGCTGAGAATAATACAACATTGCTAAATGAGTTGAGCTCTTTGAAAAGTGAATTCGAGGCTTTCAAAGCACAACCATCCAATGCAACAAAAGAAGCTGAGAAGTTCAGCAAAGTTGGCAACTTGACAGCCAGACAACTATTTTTGAAAAATTCTAAAGTATAAATAAAATGTCACTTAAAAAGTATCTAAAAGGAAAATTTGACTGGGATGTTTCTGGTCTTGCAGCATATGTTGATGAGCAAAGAGAGGACTTAATTGTTAAGTCAGTTACTGAGGCTCGCACATTGCAATATGTATCAATTCAACAAGGGATTAAAGGATCTCAAGAATTGAAATTAATGGATGACTCAGTTGTTTATCAAGCTGGTGATTGTACAATGACTCCATCTGGAGATACAGTATTCACTGATCGAGCTATTGCAGTTGAGACTCTTGGTTATATGAAATCATTCTGCCAAAAAGATTTGGATGGTTTTTGGACTCAATTAGGTCTACGTCCAGGTGCATCTGCTGAGGACAAGACTCTTCCATTTGAGCAACAAATCATCAACTACTTATTGCAATTACATTCATTTGAATTAGACAAGTTAATCTGGAAAGGTAACAAAGCTACTGGTACAGGTAACTTGGCATTCATGAATGGATTCCGTCAATTCTTAACAACTGCAAATGGATGTGTTAACTTGAATACAACATCAGTTGCATCAATCTCTGCATCTAATGCATTTGATGTATTCTACAATTGTTTCATTGAAACTCCAGCAAATGTTGCTGAGGCTAATGACTTTATCTGTTTTACAGGTCGTGAGAATTTCAACTACTTGACAAAGAACTTAGTTGATGATAACTTATTCCACTACAATCCAGCAAACATTGGTGATTTGAATGAGTTGATCCTTCCAGGAACAAACATGAGAATTGTTAAAGTTAACGGATTGAATGGTCTTGATAACATCTACACTGGTCGTGCATCTCACTTTGTATTTGGAACTGACTTATCTTCTGACTTTGAGAACTTTGATTTATGGTATTCTCAAGATGATGATGTGATCTACTTACGTTCTAAGTTCAGAGCTGGTGTTCAGGTACCATTCTTGGATCAAATCGGAGTGTGGAACGGAACTGGTTCGCCTAACTAATAACTAATAACGGGAGGGGGTAACTCCTCCCTATTGTATAACATTAAAAAAAGAAATAACAATGGCTTGTAATATGACTCTTGGATACAATGATAGAACTTGTACCAATGGAAAGGGTGGGATTAAATCAGTATTATTATTTCCATTAGGAAATGTTTCTGCATCCACAATTGCTGACAATGAGATCACTGCTTTGACTGTAACTGGTGAAGTATTTTTGTATAAGTTAAAATCAAACTTATCAAGCTACACTGCACCAATCCGAGTGAATAAAGGAAATGGGACTCTTTGGTATGAACAAACTTTGACAATGATCTTAGCATCAGATACAAAGGAGTTGAGATCAGAGATTCACTTACTTGGACAGAATGAAGTGGTTGCTCTTGTTGAGAAAGCTGATGGGACTGTTGTTGCTCTTGGATTCGGTGAAGGTCTT